AAAGCGTAAAATCCGATGTTTCACCGGATAACAGGTTGACAGCCGATGAAACATCGGCTATAATAACCTTACAGAACTTAATTAAGGCAACAAAAAACCAAGCCCCCAACGGATTTCCCGTTTTTGCGGACTTATAACCGATATTTTGTTGGCTGACACTTACATAATAGCGGCGTTGGTTGCGTTTGTCAATATAAAGTTCTGAACTTTATAAGGAGGGGAGAACGCTTGGAATTAAAGGCAATCCGAGAGAACGCCGGTTTACGGCAGGAGGACGTAGCAAAGAAACTCCGCGTAAGGATTTCCGCTGTGTCGAACTGGGAACGCGGCGTGAATGGCATCGCAAGCAAGTACATTAGACCGTTGACCAGATTGTACGGCGTGACTGAAACGGAGATCAGAGCGGCATCGGAAGCTGCGCAGACTGCAAGAGCAGATAAGGAGGGCGCATGAACTGGATTATCATAATCGTTGCTGGCATCATCGTCATCTGCGTTTCACATTGGCTTGAGGGAAAGATAGGTCTCTCTTTGTGCCTGGTTGCAGTAGAAGCAATCTCTATCATTGCCATAGTCACGGCGGTAGTGGTTATCCTTGGGGGCGTGCTCGAAACGCCACAGTCCATCAATAACTTTAATCGCCAGAAGGCATACATCGAAAAGCACGAAGCGAAAAACGCCGTGGAAGATGCGGCGCTGACTTCCAAGAAAATCGAGCTGAATGAGTGGCTTTATGACGCGCAGTGCAGCAAATCCCGATTTGGGAGTTGGAGCTTTTACCCCGACAGCATTTTTGACTTGGAGCCGATTGAATGAAAGGGCATAAGAAAAGCCCTGTTCAGCGTAGCAGGCCGAACAGGGCAACCGGACAAATCTCACCACAAGATATTGTGTCCGTGCTCATTGTAGCACGAGAGAAAGGAAAAGGCAAGATGCTAAAGCCACAACAGTTAACGCGACGGCGAAATGACCTTGAGCGAGCCGTGCGCGGCGCGATGGGGCGAGCGTTGATTCGCACCGGCAAGGAGCTGGGCGAGGAAATCGGCTTGTCAGAAACGCAAATTTGCAACAGAATGGCGGGGCGTTCCCGCTGGACTTTAGAGGAAATTTGGGAGCTTGACCGAGTTTTGCAATTTACGGACGCGGAAAAGCTCATGCTGATCGGAGGCGCGAAATGATCGACACGTTGTTTTTCGGCGGCATCGCCGCTGCGGTGATCGCGCTCAACGACTGCGACTTTACGACGGGGCTTGCCGTTATCGGTGCGTGCGCGGTGTGTAAGGTGCTGTGTGATCTGCTGCCGTTTATCGACAGGGGGTGCAGACGATGAGAAAGCACGACAAGCGCACGAGAGAGCAGCGTAAGGCAGACGAGGCGATGCTTTTTGCCGGTATCTGCCTGTTGCTGGCGGCGGTGCTCATCGCGGTCTCGGCGATGATGTGAAGTACCGCTGCGAATGGTGCGGGCTGACCTTTGACGAGCCCGACGTCTTGCACAGGCGCGAGAACCTTGACGGTGAGCGCGGCTATGCCCTTGTGACGGAAAAGTTCTGCCCGGACTGCGGCGCAGAGGAAATGTATTTTGAAGAATTGGAGGAGACCGAAGATGGATAACACCCTGATGAAAGTGACTCAACTCCCCGTGATCGAGGAGCATTTGAGGAGCCGGAAGGAGCAGACGGAGCAGCGCGTCGCAGAGGCAATGAGCCTTGTCTGCACCGACGAGACCTTAACCAGCGTGAAGAACATTCGCGCCGAAATGAACCGCGAGTTTGCCGATGCCGAGACCCAGCGCAAGGCCATTAAAGCCGCAATCATGGAGAAGTACGACAGCTTCGAATCCGTCTACCGTGAGTGCATTGCCGACCCGTACAAGCGCGCCGACGCAGACCTGAAAGCCAAGATTGACGCGACGGAAAGCGAGATCAAGAGCCGCTGCGAGGAAATGCTGCTGGGCTATTTTCGGGAGCTGTGCGCGGTCAACGAGATCGACTTCCTTTCGTTCGGGCAGACCGGCGTTAAGGTCGATATGGCGAGCGCCAGAGCCAAGACGCCGAAGAAGCTCATGGAGCAGATCAAGCTAAAGGTGGACGGCGTGGCGCAGGACATGAAAACCATCGGCACGATGGGCGAGAACGCGCCGGAGATCATGGTGGAGTACAAAAATAACCTCGACCTCTCGCTTGCGATCTCCGTTGTCAACGAGCGTCACCGCCGCGCCGAGGAGGAGCGCGAGGCCGTGAAACGCCACACGGTATCTCCAGCAGCGCGCGCTGCTGGAGATACCGTCGCAGCGGCCCCGCAGGTCGTCCCGAAGCGCGTGGAGCAGGCGGCGGTCGAACGCCTCACGGTGTCGTTCCGCGTGACCGATACGCGCGAGCGCCTGCGCCTTTTGAAGCAATTCCTTGTCAGCAATGGCTATCAGTACGAATGATTATTTTAAGGAGGATATTACCATGAACGAAATGCAGACCTACAACAGCACCGAAGTTGTGAGCGCCAAGAGCGTGAACGCCGAAATGATGATCTCCCGTCAGGCGCAGGAGGTACAGGCGGCAATGGTCGTCGCCAAGCGTTTTCCCCGTGACGAGATCGAAGCGAACAACCGCATTCTCAACGCCTGCAAGCGCAAGAGCCTTGCCGAGCGCGCGATCTATGAATACCCGCGCGGCGGCGAGAACGTGACCGGCCCCTCGATCCGTCTCGCCGAGGTCATGGCGCAGAACTGGGGCAACCTCGACTTCGGCATTACCGAGCTGGAGCAGAAGAACGGCGAGAGTACCGTCATGGCCTACTGCTGGGATTTGGAGACCAACACCCGCCAGACGAAGATCTTCACCGTGCCGCATATCCGCTACACCAAGAAAGGCAGCGTTGCCCTCACCGACCCGCGCGACATCTATGAAATGGTCGCCAATCAGGGCGCGCGCCGTATGCGCGCGTGCATTCTTGGCATTATCCCCGGCGACGTGGTAGACGCCGCTCTTGCGGCGTGTACCAAGACGATGATGGGAAAGAGCGATGAACCCATGATCGACCGCGTACGCAAGATGGGACAGGCGTTCAAGGATGACTTCGGCGTACCGATGGAGTGCCTTGAAAAGTACATCGGCTGCAAGGCCGAAGCGTTCACGGCGCAGAGCATCGTGCGCCTGCGTAATGTGTATACCTCACTGAAAGAGGGACGCGCGAGCCGCGAGCAGTATTTTGATCTCCCGACCGTCGAAGTGGACGAGACCACAGGCGAGGTCAAGGACGAGCTGCCCGCTCCCGCTGACGCCCTCGGTACGCCGGACGACGGAAAGACCGGCACCACCAAGCAGGTGAGCATGAATGATCTGTAAGGTCAAGGTCATTTCGACCGGCTCCAAGGGGAACGCCGTACTGCTGAATGATGAAATACTCATTGACTGCGGCGTTCCCTTTCGGGAACTCGAACCATACTGCAAGGGATTGAGGCTCGTCCTGCTGACGCATGTTCACGGCGACCACTTCAACCCCGAGACCATCAAGCGCCTGCACTTCCTGCGCCCTGCGCTGCGCTGGTGCGTCCCTCCGTGGCTCATGGAACCGATGGGACGCATCGGCGTGGACCGCCGCGTGACCGACGAGGGCATGGCAGGCCATGTGCTGTTCTACTCCTGTTCCCTTCTCTACCCCGTCTGTGTGTCCTACAATTCCATTCCTCACGATGTTCCGAATTGTGCGTGGCATATCGAATTTGCAAACGGCGAGCGCGTGTTCTATGCGACGGACTGCGCCTCGCTGGACGGCATTGTGGCGCAGGACTACGACCTTTATCTGATCGAAGCCAATTACGGCGAAGAGGAGATACAGGAGCGCATGAAGCGCAAGCTGGAGGCGGGAGAATTCAGCTATGAGAGCCGCGCGATGGAGAGCCATCTATCCCGCGAGCAGGCGCGCGCATGGCTCGCCCAAAACGCCGCCATCGGCAAGAGCCATGTGCTCTATCTGCACCAACACCAAAGCGAGGAGGAATTGAAATGAGCATGAATCGAATCTGCCTGATGGGACGCATCGGGCGGGATTTGGAGCTGAAAAAGACGAACAGCGGCGTATCCGTTGTGTCGTTCCCTCTTGCCGTTGATCGCAACGGCAAAGAGGGCGGCACAGACTGGATCGATGTTGTCGCATGGCGCGGCACGGCGGAGGTGCTCTGCACCTCCGCCGGACGCGGGCGGTTGATCGGCGTCGAGGGGCACTTGCAGATGCGCGACTGGACGGACAAGAACGGCAACAAGCGCAAGAGCTACGAGGTGCAGGCTGACAGCGTGTATTTCGCAGACAACAGGCGCTCGGAGGACAACAACACTGCCGCACCGAAATACGCCGCAGAGAGCGCCGCAGGCGACTTTGAGGTGATCAGTGAGGACGACGGCGATACACCGTTTTAAGGCGGTGGAGGCATAGTGGCTCTTGAGTACATCCCCTTTTATTACAGCTATCGCAAAAAATTAGAGAAACTTTCAGATCAAGAGGTAGGTCGGCTTGTACGGTCTTTGCTTGAATATGGCGAGACTGGAGAGACGGAGGAACTTGCGGGACGAGAGTCGATCGCATTTGATTTCATTGCGGACGATATAAATAGGGCTAAAGCAGCGTATGAAGAACGATGCGCAAAGAACCAACGCAACATAGAAAAACGGTATGCGCGCCAAGATGATACGAACGTATACGATGGTATACGAACGAATACGAACGTATACGAAACGTACCAAACCAAAGACAAAACCAAAGACAAAACCAAAGACAAAACCAAAGATAATTCACTCCCCCCTAACGGTGTGAGTGATACGCGCGCGAAGCGCTTTACTCCCCCCACGTTAGACGATGTTTCGGCTTATATCCGTGAGCGTGGATCAAACGTGGACGCACAACGGTTTCTGGATTTCTACACGGCAAAGGGCTGGATGGTAGGGAAGAACCGCATGAAAGACTGGAAAGCCGCCGTTAGGACATGGGAAAAGCGCGATTCCGAGCAAAATAAGCCGTTTGTCTACGACTACGGCAACACGGAGGGAAGCCTATGAACGTTGACGCATTGATCGACAGCATCGCGAAAAAGGCCGAGCCTGTTCGTGATCTGGTCGATTACGAGAAAGACGGGCTGCTGTACTGCGGCCATTGCAACACGCCGAAGCAGTGCCGCATCCCCATCGGCGGGAATGTCCGCCTTGTCGGGTGCCAGTGTGCTTGCGCGGCACGAGAGTACGAGGCCGAGAAAAAAGCACGCGCGGACCGCGAAAAGCGACTGCGCATCGAAACGCTGCGTGCTGACGGAATCCGCGACAAGAGCCTGACGGCGTGCCGGTTCGATACGGCAACGATGAGCGAGGAAATCGTCAAGTGTAAGCGCTATGCCGACGCATGGGACGATATGCGGCGCGAGAACAGCGGCTTGCTGCTGTGGGGCAACACCGGAAACGGGAAGACCTTCGCGGCGGCGTGCATCGCCAACGAGCTGATTGACCGCGGGATTCCGGCGATGATTACGAGTTTCCCGCGAATCCTCAATGCGGGATATGACAAGCAGGAAATCATCGAGCAGGTGCACTATTACCCGCTGATGGTGATCGATGATCTCGGCGCAGAGCGCAGCAGTGAGTACGCAATGGAGACGGTTTACACGGTCATTGACGAGCGATACAAGGCCAAGAAGCCGCTGATCGTCACCACAAACCTGACGCTTGACGAGCTGTGCAGGCCGAAAGACATGGCCTATCAGCGCATCTATGACCGCATCCTCGAGATGTGCACGCCACTGGTATTCAAGGGCGATAGCATGAGACGCGACAAGGCAAATCAGCGCATGAGGCACGTCAAATCGGTGTTGGCAGGCGGTGCGCCGTGAGCGGGTATCGCGGGGGCATTTTCAAGTGCCCGTTTTACTCGCGGGACTACCGCGACTATCTCAACCGCGAGGGCGCACAAGTCAAGCTACCAAAAGAAGAGCTGGACGAATGTACGCGGCGCTACTGCGCCAACGAAGAATGGCGGCGCTGCCCGATCGCTCGGGCGCTGACGCTGCACTACGAAAGGACGGAGAACCGATGAGCGAAAGAAACAGAGACAAGGTAAAACGGCTTGAGCACGAGCTCGGAAGATATCAGAAAAAAGTCGGCGAGCTGATGAAAGCAAATGCGAAGCTGCGCGAGGATATGAAGGGACTGAACCAGCTGCGCATGGCGTTCGATGCTTGGATTATCCAGATCGCGCTTTCCTACGGCGAGGCAGTGAAGGACCCCGACACGGGAGAAGATATCCCACGCATGAAGGCGCTCCACCTCGAAAGGCCGAAGGTGAACCCGCTGCTTGGGCAATACGAGATTCACCAGCGCGTCGATGAGAAGAACGTGATGCATATTGCGGTCGGCCTGCGGGATGATCCGTGCGATCACAATGGCGCAAAGGAGGCAGAGGAATGAGACTGGCTATCATGGACACCAACGCGTTCAACACGATTATCGCCGCCGTAAAGGGCGCGGTATCAGCGAGCATCAGTAGGCCGATGTACAAGAATATCCGGCTGGAATTTCGCAAGAAGAACAAGGCAGTTACGGCTATCGCCACAGACGGCATCCGGCTTTTCGTGGAGCACGCGACCTGCTGCGAGGTCGAAGAGGATTTCGATTGCTACATCAAGCCGAGTATCCGCCTGCCACGCGGCAACTCCATGCGCTTGGAGCTGAAAGAACGGGACAAGACGGAAAGCGTGGTTGAGATCGAATGTCTCGGCTGCATCTTCGGTTTTGTTCAGCCGGTTGGAGCGTTTCTGGATTGGGAAAAAGTCCTGCCCAATGAACCGACATTCCGTATCGGCGTGAATGCCGAGTATCTTCTCTCGACGTTGCAGGCGGCAAAGGCCAGCGTCGGCGGTGCCTTCAAGCAGCCTGCTATTCTGGAATTCCGTGGGCCACTTGGGCCCATTACGATCAAGACCAACCACGAGGACGTCAAAATGGTCCTGCCAGTGCGAATCAGGGAGGCCGACGATGGCGCTGACATCAGCTGACCTCGCGAGGCTGGGGCCGCAGGCGCAGAAGCAGGTGCTTGACAAACTGGTGGGCGAACAGAAGTCGAAGAAAAGCAAGTACGGCAACCGCAAGGTTGTGCGCGACGGCATCAAGTTTGATTCCGAGCGCGAGGCGGCGCGGTTCGGCGAGCTGAAAGTGCTGCGCGCGATGGGCAAGATTCGCGATTTACGGTTGCAAGCGAATTTTACGCTCGTTGAGGGATACACGACCATCGAGGGCGAGAGAATCAAGCCGATGGTCTACCGCGCGGATTTTGTTTACGAGCGAGCAACTGGGCCGGACTGCAACGGCACGGTGCATTGGCTGCGCGAGGTCGAGGACGCAAAGGGCGTGAAAACGAAAGACTATCTGCTGAAAAAGAAACTGATGCAGGACAAGTACGGCATCACGATCCGCGAGGTGTGAGATGAGCTTTGAGCACTGCCACAGCTGCCTGCCGCCAACGCGGCACGTAGGCTGTCACGGCGATTGCCCGTACTATCAGGCGGATATCGCCAAGTACAACGAGGCGAAGGAAGAAGAAGCGCGCCAAACGCAGGAACGCGGTGCCTATTGGGGCGCGCGGCAGTTTAAGACGAGGCGCTATCAACGAACGAAATGAGGAAGCAAGAAAAGATGATCACAGAAATGGAATTAGGCCATCGCATCCGCGATTTGCGCAAGAAGAAAGGCCTGTCACAGTTGTCCTTTGCGGCGGATATTGACGCGCCACAAAGCACCATTGCTTTATGGGAAACGGGAAGGTGTTACCCGAGGTTAGAATCGCTTGGAAGATTGGAGAAGGCGTTCGACGTACCTGTAAGCGCGTTACTGCTCGAGAGCGGAGCACCGAAGGGCGTTCCGACTGAGCAAGAAATCGGCAAGCGGATTTTGGCATGGCGTAAGCTGCGCGGGATGACCTTGCGGCAGCTTGCAGACAAGGCGGGCGTCGGGCTGACCACGATACATAACCTTGAAACCGGCTTGTGGTACGCGAAAATGCCGACGTACCTGTACATCGCCGAAGCGCTGGGCGTGTCGATTGACGCACTGATCTACGGGGAGGTGCGCGCATGAGCAAAATCGCGAGACCGAAAACGCCGTTTGAGTTCTGCGCCTATCCGGTGCTCAAGGAATCGTTGGAAAAGATGAACTACAACCAGACCGAACTGGCGCAATCCCTTGGCACGTCGCAGTTTACGGTGTCGGCGTGGGCACGCGGCGACCGCGATGCGACGGTGCGGCTGTTGCTGGCGCTGGAAGACCTGACGGGTATGACGTTCCGGGAGTTGTTTGGAGAATGCGAGGGGCGCCGTGGAAGGGTATAGCAATCAGCCGATTCCAAAAGAGGCGGCGAAAGAGCTGCTGGCGCTCGACCTCGGAGACAAGGTGCTTTTGAGCCGCGAGAAGATCGCGCAATGGTACGACGCATGGGGCGGCAAGTGCTACGTCAGCTTTTCCGGCGGGAAGGATTCGACGGTGTTGGCTTATCTGGCCGCACAGGAGCTATCGCGCTATCGCACGCCGATTTATCCGCTGACGCTGGTATTTGTCAACACAGGGCTGGAATACCCGGAAATTCAGAAGTTCGTCAATGAGTATGCGGATTGGCTGCGCGGAGAGTTCCCACGAATCACCGTTGAGCTTGTGCGTCTGCGCCCGAAGATGAACATCCGGCAGGTCGTGCGGAAGTACGGGTATAGCATCGTGAGCAAAGAAGTGTCCGCATATGTAGGAAATGCTCGAATCAATCCAGATGGGAAATCGGCACAGCGTTTACGCGGGGAATACCTCGATAAAAATGGAGAAAAATCTCCGTACAACTGCGAAAAGTGGGTGGATTTAGTTCATGCGCCGTTTCTCGTGTCGGATTCATGCTGCAAGGTGATGAAAAAGGGACCCATGCACAAGTTCGAGGCCAAAACAGGGCGCCACCCCATGACAGCGTTGATGGCGGAAGAAAGTCGGCTGCGCATGCTGAAATGGCAACGCACAGGCTGCAACGCCTTTGAGGGCAAGCGCCCGATGGGAAAGCCCATGAGCTTCTGGACGGAGCAAGACGTGTTGCGTTTCATCGTAGACCGAGAGCTCCCTATCGCCAGCGTGTACGGTGACATCGTAGCCAGTGACGGTGATAACGACTATGCGGAAACGCTGATCGACTGCAAGCTGCACTGCACGGGATGCCAGAGAACGGGGTGCATGTTCTGCGCGTTCGGGGCACACCTCGAAAAAGGCGAGAACCGCTTTGAGCGGATGAAGCACACGCATCCGAAGCACTATGACTTTTGCATCGGCGGCGGCGAATGGGACACGGACGGGCTATGGAAGCCAAACGGAAAGGGGCTCGGCTATGGGCGAGTGCTGGATTTTATCGGAGTGAGGTATTGACTTTGAACATCGGAGACACATACAGCTGGATACCCGCAGCCTTTGAGGGCGCGAGCGGATTATGCAGTTTTGAAAAGCTGAGAACCGTACACGGCAGAATCGTGCACATCAACGAGCGCCACCGCTACTTTACGGCGGGGGCAGAGGTGAACGGAATCAAGCTCAGAGAGAGCTTCAAATTTTAACAAAAATCAGGAGGAATTTCACCATGAACACCAATCAGGACTACATCGTTCGCTGCGACCGCGCAGGAGTATTCTTCGGTAAGATCAAGGAGCACAACGGTTCCGAGGTTACCATGACCGAGGTTCGCAAGCTGTGGAGCTGGGACGGCGCGTGCGCTGTGGAACAGCTCGCACAGGACGGAACGAAAGCACCGGGTAACTGCCGTTTTACCGTGACGATCCCGGAAATGACCGTGCTGGGAGCAATCCAGATCATCCCGTGCACGGATGCTGCATCGGTATCGCTTCGCGGCGTAAAGGAGTGGAAGAGATGACGCTTGACGATAAGGCCAAGGCATTCTTGGCAGTAAACCCCGGCGACGGCTACGGCTACGGCGACGGCTACGGCTCCGGCTCCGGCGACGGCTCCGGCTCCGGCGACGGCTACGGCTACGGCGACGGCTACGGCGACGGCTACGGCTCCGGCTCCGGCGACGGCTACGGCGACGGCTACGGCTACGGCGACGGCTACGGCTCCGGCGACGGCTACGGCTCCAGCTCCGGCTACGGCTACGGCTCCGGCTCCGGCTACGGCTCCGGCGACGGCATTAAAAGTTTTAATGGGGAACCAATCTATCGAATTGACGGCGTAACCACGCTGATTCGCTCTGTGCGCGGCAACACCGCGCATGGGGCAATCGTGAACAATGATTTGACGCTTACACCGTGCTACATCGTTAAACAAGAAAATGTTTTTGCACACGGCGAAACGCTGCGAGAAGCAATGGAGGCTCTTCGAGATAAGCTGTTTGAGGATATGCCGGAAGATGAACGCATTGATACGTTTCTGCGCGAAACCGACCGAGAGAAAGCATATCCGACGCAGTATTTTTACGACTGGCATCATCGCTTGACCGGATCGTGTGACATGGGGCGAAAGCAGTTTGCCCGAGACTACGGCGTCGACCTCGAGCACGGCATGATGACGCTGACGGAATTTTTGGAGCTGACAAAAGACGCTTACGGTGGCGACGTGATCCGAAAAGTGATTAGTAAGATGCAGGAGGTGGAGTGATGGAGAGATTGACAAAATATCTCGCAAGCGGCGCAGCGGATTACAATTATCCGGCAGGTTGTTACAGTGGCAATGATTGCAATGACCGTGTGGCAAAAAGCGCGTACAGACAGACGTGTGTGGAGCGTCTTGCAGCCTACGAGGAAACGGGGCTGACGCCGGAAGAGTCTAAACGAATGTCTAATATCCTGATGGATGTTGGAATTGATTATAATTGCAGTTGGGAGTATGTGAAAAACTGGCTGCTGGATGACCGTCTGCGCGAGCTGGCCGAAGCCGACAAGAATGGCTGCGTAATAATCGTGCCGTGCAAGGTGGGAGATACGGTGTATCGGCTATTTGCAGGGAATCCCGACAACCCTGTGATTGCAACGCTCAAAATAAACACCGTGGCCGAAGCGGTAAAGCTTATTGGCAAAATGGGGATGCACAAATACATCGGGACATTCCTGACCCGCGAGGAGGCGGAGAAAGCATTGGAGGCGATGAAATAGTGGATTGCTTTAATTATTCATGCCCTTTTCGAGAAAACACGTCAAGTAGTTGCAATAGGTGTGAGTGTGTAGCCTGTCAAAACAGAAGTGAGGCTGTGACATATATTGCAAGCAACCGCACATTGACAGAGGCGGATATAAAAGCATTGGAGGCGATGAAGGATGAGTAAGGCTGTTATGCTGAGCATCCGCCCAAAGTGGTGCGAAAAGATCGCCAGCGGTAAAAAGACTATCGAAGTCAGAAAAACTAAGACGAAGTTGGAAACGCCGTTCAAGGCGTACATCTATTGTACGATGCCTGACACAAGGGACCCGCACAACATTCTTGAGCTGCACGGCGCAGACGGGAAAATCCGCAAGGCTAACGGCAAGGTCATTGGCGAGTTCACCTGTGACCGGATTTATGAGCTTGCACCCCTCAACCATGCGCCGGATGACGTAGAAAAGCAAGCCTGCCTGACGCGGGAAGAAATTGTGGACTATCTAAAGGGAACCGGCTACGGCTGGCATATCTCCAACCTGAAAATCTACGATGCACCGAAAAAGCTGGGGGAGTTTTGGCGAGACTGTCTGGAATACTCGGAGCTTAGCACAAACTGTTGGTCTTGCGAAAATGTTTGCGGAGATGGCGACGAAACGGACTGCAACACGGACGGGCGGCTATATCTTCACCGCCCGCCTCAGAGCTGGTGCTATGTGAAGGAGATAGACAATGGCTGAATTGAAACGCTGCCCTGAGTGCAAACGGGGATATAACCTGGTCACTAAATTTACCAACTACTGTCCTGCATGCGGTGCGAAGATGGACGGAGGTGACAGAGATGAGAAATCCATGTAAGGACTGCATCTATTACCACAAAGAGAATAAGACCTGCCAGTCGAAGAAATGCGCTACTGGTGGCAGTGGGAAAGTATCTTGGATTGATAGATTGTTTTGTTCTCCATGCAAGAAAGGACGGGGGTGAGAGCGATGTACGAATCGCCAATTAAAGTAATCCAAGGCGAGCTGGAAACGCAGCTTGAGGGCGAAATTCTCAAGGCCGTGCGTCGGGTAGACGTCACCGTTGATAGGGACGAGCTGATCCGGGCGCTCCGCTATGACCGCGAGCAGTACCAGAAGGGATTCGCCGACGCAAGTAGGGACGCCGTAGTTGTGACGCGGTGCAAGGACTGTGCGCGCTGGGATGATGACCCCGATACTTATGGGGCAGATGACGGCCCGAAAGGCAAATGTATGAAATCATTTGAAACGATGTGCGCAGATGACTTTTGCAGCTACGGCAAGCCGAAGGAGAGGGCACATGCTGACTATCACGATTAAAGCCAACGTCCCCGCCGCTGACGCGCAGGGCATCAAGGAGCGAATCGCCATGGATATCGAGCGATACGGCGACTGTAAGGTCGTTAGTATCACGAGCGACAGTTGGCAGGAAGAACAGCTACGAATGAAAGGAGCCAAGCTATGAGCATCAATGTAAAGAAGTACACCAAAGACCAGATGGCGAAGATGGTGGAGGACTCGCAGGCGGAAGTGCAGGAGTTGAGGCGGGTAAACGCCGCACTGACCGAGCAGATCGACCAGATGAACGGCGAGGCCATCAACAAGGCAAACGAGATCGCAAATCTGAAAGCGGACGCGGATGTGTTGCGAAATAAGCTCGCGGATACTGAGGCAGCGTTGGGGTGGGCAAATGCAAAAGTATCGCATTATAAATCCGAGCTGCGTGCGGCTCGCAAAGGAGCGACTGACGCGCAGTGGGCGCAGATTGACGAGTATAGACGCGCAGAATACGCAGAGTCCCACCCGTGGCGTAACCTATGGGCGTGGGTAAAGAGAAAGCTGGTGCGGCATGAGTAAACCGCGCTACAGTTGGTGGGGATATGTAAAAGCCATTATCCGCCGCTACGCCGCCAACCGAGAGCAGGAGTTGCATGGAGTTGCTTTGTTAGAAAACAACGCTGTGCGAAAAGCGGTGAGCGAAACAAAGTCAATGCAAGACGGCGAAGAGCGATTGAAATTTATCCGCCTTGTGTTTTGGGACAAGACCCACACGCTTGAAGGCGCAGCGATGGCGGTTAGCTGTTCCGGCCGGACGGCGAGACGCTGGCATACCGATTTTATCAAGTGCGTCGCACGCAATTACGGGCTGCTTGATGATTAAAAGTTGGCCTTAAAAAGCCATTTGCTTATGAGATAATAGAATCGCAGAGGTGTAAAAGCCTTTGCGGTTCTCTCGTTTATGGCGTTTACCTCCTGCGCCATACGCGGGGCACGGTGCTTTTCATCTTTTCACACCGTCCCCCGCAACATGCCGCACGCGCGATGCAGCCCACGATCAGGGCCGAGAGGTCGCACCTCTCATGCGGCACAGGACCCCGCGCACCTCTCAACGATGTGGCCCAGCGGGGACATATGCGGCGTGCAGAAGCAGAAGCGAAAGCAATGGCTATAGGCAACATTGTGGACGTGTGGCGGCTCGATACCGTCTCGCCGCTCCAAAAGAGGAGAGCCGATGCCTTTGGCAATGGGCATAGCGCCCGCCTGAAAGTTCGACGATGCATTGTGGCTTGGTTGGAAGAGCGATTCAGCGCAAGTGTATGCCCTCGGGGCGGGTAAAGTCTGCTATGTAAGGCCAAGGGGTGGGGGCTAGTAGCAAAACAGGAGGATGGCATGGAAATCACAAAGCGGCGGCTTGCGGATATTGTGCCGTATTCCGCAAACGCAAAAAAGCATGATAAGCGGCAAATCAACAACGTTGCGGAGAGCATCAAGCAGTACGGATTTGTACAGCCGATTGTGATTGATCGTGACGGCGTGATCGTAATCGGGCATTGCCGCGCTCTGGCGGCGAAGAAACTGGGCATGGAAGAAGTGCCTTGCGTCTGCGTGGACGATCTGACACCGGAGCAGGTGAACGCCCTGCGGCTGGTAGATAACAAGAGCAACGAGAGCGATTGGGACTTTGACCTGCTGGCTGATGAGCTGCCGGGGCTTGACTTGTCTGCTTTTGACTTTGATTGGGGTCTGCGTGATGAACTCGACACGTCAGTGGTAGAGGACAATTACGATCCCGTTTTACCGGCAGAGCCAAAGAGCAAACTTGGCGATGTGTACCAGCTTGGAGACCATCGCCTTATGTGCGGAGACAGCACGTCTTTGACAGATGTACAGAAGCTCGTGGGGGGGGCACAAATGGATTTGCTGCTCACAGACCCCCCGTACAATGTGGACTATCAGGGCACCGCCGGGAAGATTAAGAACGACAATATGGAGGATACGGCCTTCAGGCGTTTCCTGACGGATGCATTCTCCAATGCGGCGCTGGTCATGAAGCCCGGTGCTCCGTTCTACATCTGGCACGCAGACAGTGAAGGGTATAACTTTCGCGGTGCGTGTAAAGACGCAATGCTGCGTGTCCGGCAGTGCCTGATTTGGGTAAAGAATTCCCTCGTAATGGGGAGACAGGATTTCCAGTGGAAACATGAACCTTGCCTGTACGGTGAAAGTGAGATTGAAGAGGACGATCACGAGCCTTGCCTGTACGGGTGGACGGAGGGTAAGAAGCACTACTTCTTCAAGAATCGCAGACAGACAACGGTGTTGAATTTCGATAAGCCTGTCAAATCTGCGGAGCATCCGACCATGAAGCCGATTAAGTTGTTTGATTACCAGATGCAGTGCTCCAGTAAGCCGGGTGAGAATGTACTTGACCTGTTCGCTGGCTCCGGCACAACGATCATGGCAGCGGAGCAGAACGGAAGACACGCGTACTGCATGGAGTTTGACCAAAAGTATGCCGATGTCATTGTTGACCGTTGGGAGAAGTTTACGGGGAAGAAAGCGGTGCTGCTGAATGACGATTGAAGAAGCGCGGGCGATCATCGCCAAAACAAGCAGCCCGCACCTAAAGCGGGATATGGAGAAGTTTATCAAACGCCAGCAGAGAAAGGAGGGTGCGTATGGCAAGGCCAAGAAAGGAAATAGACCAGAAGCAGTTCGAGAACCTCTGCGGCCTGCAATGCACGCTTGAGGAAATCTGTGGCTGGTTTGGTGTGACCGATAAAACACTGGATAGTTGGTGTAAACGCACCTATCATGCCAGTTTTTCCGAAGTATTTAAGCAAAAGCGCGGAGCTGGGAAAATTTCGCTGCGGAGAAGTCAGTGGCGATTGGCTGAAAAGAACGCGAATATGGCCATTTGGCTGGGGAAACAGTACCTCGACCAGAAGGATATTGTGGAGCAGAACATCAACACAGAGGGTGTCAAGGTGATAATTGATGTCTGACATTCGCCTGTCTGAAAAAATCGGCTCTGCGTTCTACGCCGTGGCGCATGACGTGTTCCACCACGGTCACACGCACTACGATTTCAGCGGTGGGCGCGGCTCACTAAAATCCTCCACGGTGTCTGTACTCGTCCCCCTGCTGCTGATAAACAATCCGGGTACACACGCGCTGGTGCTGCGTAAGGTGGCAAATACCATTCGTGACAGCGTATACGCGCAGTATATCTGGGCAATCGGTGAACTGGGCATGGCGGCGTATTGGGAAGCAAAGGTATCCCCGATGGAGCTGATTTATAAGCCTACCGGGCAGAAGATCATGTTTCGGGGTGCTGACGATCCCATGAAGATCAAGTCTATCAAGGTGCCGTTTGGCTACATTGCCGTAACGCACTTTGAAGAAAAAGACCAGTTTGCCGGACGCGCAGAAATCCGAAACATTTTGCAGTCGACCATGCGCGGCGGCTCGGTGTTTTGGAATTTTGAAAGCTATAACCCACCAATTTCGCGCGACAACTGGGCAAACAAGGATAGCTTGGAAGAACGGGATGACCGCTTGTGCCACAAGTCAACATATCTGCAAGCACCGCCTGAATGGCTGGGAGAACAGTTTCTTGCAGAAGCGGAACACCTCAAAGAGACAGACGAGCGTGCATATCAGCACGAGTATCTTGGCATTCCGGTCGGCACGGGTGGAAATGTGTTTGAAAATTTGGAGCTGCGAGAGATTACGGACAAGGAGATCGGGAGCTTCGACCAGATATACCAAGGTGTTGACTGGGGATGGTATCCAGATCCATTTGCGTTTATCCGGCTACACTACGACCGGGCGAGGGAGACAATCTACTTTATTGACGAGATTTATAAAAATAAGCTGACAAACGAGGAGAGCGGCGGAATTATCAAAGGGTGCGGATATGGCGACGCGTACATCACGTGTGACAGCGCAGAGCCGAAGAGCACTGCGGATTATCGGGCGCTTGGCCTTCCGGCAAAGGAGACTATCAAAGGCCCCGGCTCCGTGGACTACGGCATGAAGTGGCTACAGAGGCGCAAGATCGTCATTGACCGCCGCCGGACACCAAACGCGTATAAAGAGTTTGTAAATTACGAATACGAACGGAATAAAGACGGCGACATCATCAGCGGGTATCCTGATGCAAATAACCATTTGATTGATGCCACAAGATACGCTTTAGAGCGGATTTCTCGCCGGATGGGAGTTATCGCATGAGCAATGCAGTTATCTTAAAACTTAACGAGCTTGGCTATACCACGATCCCCGAATCGTTTTACAGCAAGGTTGCGGAGTGGAAAAGCTGGTATCAGGGAAATGTAAAGGGCTTCCACAATTACCGCGTCCGTAACGGTGAAAGCATGGTCAACTGCAAGCGGTATTCCCTTGGAATGGGAAAGAAACTGTGCGAGGATTGGGCGAATCTGCTCATGAACGAAAAAGTGCAGATAACGCTTGAAGGGAATAAGGAGCAGGAATTTATTGACCGCATCTTGACGGAGAACAATTTTGCTGTTAAGGCGAATGAGATGCAGGAAATGAAGTCTGCGCTTGGCACGGTGGCATACATTCCCCGCGTAGTGGGGCAGGAGGTCAACGAGAGCGGCGAGATCGTACCCGGCAATACATCCGGCATTGTGCTGGACTATGTGACTATCGAAAATATCTACCCGCTGGCATGGCAGAACGGATATATCAGCGAGTGCGCGTTTTCCTCTGTAATTACAAGGGGCGGGCGCGATTACCTCTATCTGCAAATCCATAGAAAAGAGGATGGCGGCGAATACGTCATTGAGAACCGCATTTATCGGTATGATAATGAGCAACTTGCAGACGAAGCACTGACCAATGTTAAGGGCTTTGAGCGCATCCCCCCTGTTGTACATACCGGAAGCGATAAGCGTCAATTTGTCATTGACCGACTTAACATTGCGAATAACTTCAACTATTTGCTTCCAACCGGCATTTCGGTTTATGCCAATGCTATCGATGCACTCGAAGGTGCCGATATTGCCTATGATGCTTACATCAATGAGTTCGTGATGGGCAAAAAACGCATTATGGTTAAGCCTGCGGCGAGTAAATTTCTTGATGGTACACCGGCGTTTGATGAAAACGATCTTGTGTACTACGTTATGCCAGAAGATGTAAGCGATGGGGCGGTTATTCAGCCAATCGACATGACACTTAACTCCGATAAGTTAAGTGTCGGGGTTCAGTTCGCGCTTAATATCTTGGGGAGCAAGTGCGGCTTTGGCACGAACTTTTATCAGATCGACCAAGCCGTAATGGCGACTGCGACGCAGGTTATCAGTACGCACAGTGAGCTTGCAAAGACGCGAGGAAAGCACCAGATCATCTTGGAGCAGGTGCTTGTTGAACTTTGTAGGGTTCTCCTCCGACTGGGCAATACGACCATGAACGCCGGACTGGATGAAAATATTGAAATTAGTATTGATTTTGACGACAGTATTTTCCAGGACAAAGACGCTGAGTTTGCGCGCGATATGCAGCTTTTGTCTGCTGGGATCCTCAACGATTATGAAATGCGCATGACGTACAAAAACGAGGACGAGGAAACCGCAAAGGCGGAGCTTCCGAAGATGCAGGCCATGACAAAAGAGCCGGAAGAAGAGATTGAGTGAGGTGACGGCGTATGCGGCCTTACCCTTTTAGCCCAGACCTGCTTGACGCAATGCCGGAAGAATTGACAGAATTGTTACGTGCGCTTGAAATCACGCTGCTGGAAGAAATCTGCTCCCGTCTCAAAGCGTCAGACCAACTGAACGAAGTAACCGTGCAAGACATTCGCGTGCTTCGCTCACATGGCATCGACCTAAAAGAGATTGAGAAAGCAATTCGCAAAACTTCCGGTATCAGTGAAACGAAGTTGAATGAGCTGCTTGACGATGTTGTGGAACGCAACCAGAAGTATTACACCGAGCTTATTGACCTTGCGCACATCACGCAGCCGGAAACGCTGGTAAGCGTAGAAGATACTTGGGCAATATACGAGCAGACAAAGCAAACAATGCGCAATATAACGCGATCAATGGGCTTTTTAGTGGACGCTGGGCGCACAATGCTGTCACCTGCCAAAGCATACCAATGGGCGCTGGATAACGCTACAATGCAAATCCAGAGCGGCGCTATCAGCTACAATCAGGCTATCAAATCGGCGGTGCGTCAGTTGGCGCAAAGCGGCCTAAAAGTCGTGGATTATGAGAGCGGACACCGCGACCAGATCGATGTGGCTGCCCGCCGCGCGGTTATGACGGCGGTAAATCAGCTAAACCGTAAATACTCGGAACAGTCTATGGACTTTTTGCAAACCGACCTTGTGCAAGTAGAGGCGCACGCCGGAGCGCGTGATATCGATGGGCCTAAAGGGTGGGAAAACCACAAAAAATGGCAAGGCAAACTGTATCGATGGGCTGAATTTACAAAGAAATACCCCGACGCGTCAAAAGGGGAATATCCAGATTTTGAAAGCACATGCGGCATTGGAGATGTGACCGGTATTCTTGGAGCAAATTGTCGGCATAGCTGGTCGGCGTTTGTTGAAGGAGTTATGGAGCGCACCTATACCGATAAGCAGCTTGAGCATATCGACGATGGGCTCGGCTGCACTTTTGAGGGGAAAACATACACCGCATACGAAGCAACACAGATGCAACGGCGCGTAGAGCGGACAATCCGTAATCTAAAGCGCGAGAAAGCCGCTTACAAGGCCGCAGGATTGACGGAAAAAGAACGGGCGGTAAACATACGGCTACGGCGGTTAAACGCGAAATACAAGGCGTTCAGCGAGGCTGCGGGGCTGCCTGAACAGTGGGAAAGGACGAAGATGCAATATTGAACTTTGACGAAGCCATCAAGGCCGTGCAAGCTATTCTAAAGCGCGGCAACGATGCAGAGATACGACGAAAAGGCGATGGGTACATTGTCTTAGAGGTGAAGAAAACAATTAAATATAGCACTCCCGCGCAATAGGGCGCGGGAAAGGGCAATAGGAGCCAACTTGTAAGGAACGCTTACAGGTTGGCTCTTTTGTTTTATCAACACTGACCGACAGGTCGTTAAACAAGGAGATTTTTATGGCAGAAGAAACCACCGTGCAGAGCACGGGAACGACTGCGCAAGAGCAGGAAAAGACGTTCACTCAGGCTGATGTTGACAAGATGATTCAGGCGAGGCTTGACCGGGAACGGAGAAAGTACCCCAGCGAGGACGAGATGACCGCGTATCGCACATGGAAAGACAGTCAGCAGACCGAGCAGGAGCGGCAGGCAAAGCGCGAAAAGGAGTTTGCGGATAACAAGTCCGCCCTGACCGCAGCGCAGGCCGAAGTTCAGCAGCTCAAGCGCGAGAAGTATGTGCTTTCCAAGGGGCTAACCGGCGAGGAAGCGGAGTTTATCGCGTTTAAGGCTCTCAGGATGATGGACGACAAGACCACTTTTGAGCAGGCCGTTGATAAGCTCACGGAAAATCGTCAGAAAGTCAAGTTTGACTGGACGGCTCCTGTGGGCGGCGGCGACAAACCGAATGCAAATAATGCCGCGATGAACAATCTGATCCGCGGCGCACTCAAGTAACGAAAAGGAGATTACAACATGGCAACTATTGATCGTTCCGCACTTTCCGGACTTATTCCGGAACCCGTAACCCGCGAGATCATGCAGGGCGCTATCGCGGAATCCGCTGTCCTGCGCATGGGCCGTCGTCTGGCGAATATGTCCAGCAAGACGCAGACCATCAACGTGCTTGACGCGCTCCCCTCTGCGTATTTTGTCAATGGCGAAGCCACTGACGGCGGCGCAGGTGAGGCATTCAAGCAGACCACCAAGATGGCGTGGGACAAGAAGAAACTGTACGCCGAGGAGATCGCAGTCATTGTCCCCATTCCCGAGGCGGCACTCGACGATGCGGACTATGACATTTGGGGCGAAGTTAAGCCGCGACTGACCGAGGCTTTCGGCAAGGTCATCGACGCCGCTATCCTGTTCGGCACCAACAAGCCCAGCACTTGGCGCACCGGCGTTGTTCCCGCTGCCATCGCTGCCGGTAACGGCGTGCCTATCAGTTCTGACATCTACGCCGATGTGATGGGCGATGGCGGTCTAATCTCTAAGGTCGAGTTGGACGGCTTCAACCCCAATGGCGTCATGTCCGCCATCCAGATGCGCGGTAAGCTGCGCGGTTTGAAGGACACCACTGGCCAGCCCATTTTCAAGTCCGATATGCAGGGCGCCACCCGCTACGGTCTTGACGGCATGGATATGTACTTTCCCATGAACGGGGCATTTGACCCTGCGCAGGCTCAGATGATCGTCGGCGATTGGAGCCAACTTGTCTATGCCATTCGTCAGGACATGACCTTCAAGATCTTCACCGAGGGCGTTATTCAGGACCCCACCACGAAGGCTATCACTTACAACCTCATGCAGAACGACATGGTGGCGCTACGCGCAGTCATGCGTCTCGGCTGGGAGATCGCGAACCCCATCAACGCCTACAACGCGGAAAAGGCAAATCCGTTCCCGTTCTCTGTTTACGGCAAGGGCGGCGACATCTCTGCTGTTACCGTCTCGCCCGCTACCGCGACGATGGCAAAGGGCGACAGCAAGTCGTTTACTGCTGCTGTTACCGGCGAGGGCATTATCAACGGCGAGGTCGAGTGGAGCCAGAATGGCACGAAGTCCAAGATCAGCGAAGACGGCTTGCTGACTATCGACTCCGCTGAGACTAAGACCAGTATCACCGTTACGGCCAAGTCCAAGCAGGACAGCACGAAGACCGGCACTGCCACTGTTACCGTTTCTTAATCTGAAAGGAGCTGACCCGTATGACATACGCTGATTATACATACTACACCGGTACCTATATGGGCGCCGTGAGCAAAAACGACTTTCCGCGTCTTGTTGTCCGTGCCAGCTCCTTCCTCGACTACTACACGCGCAACATGGCAAAAGACCATGCCGATCTGGACGCAGTGAAGATGTGCTGCTGCGCGTTGGTGGATAAGTACGCGGTTATCGAAGCCGCACAAGCACTGGCAATGAAAAATCTTGCCAATGCCGCGGCAAATGATGCGGAAGTAAAAAGCGAAACGGTAGGCAGTCACTCCAGAACGTTTGCAACAGGCGGGGAATCTGCTTTGTCTGCCCTCAATGCGACGGACGGGGCAAAGAAACTGCTGGCAGAAACGTGCATGGAATACCTTGCCCATACTGGGCTGCTGTATCGCGGAGGTGTGTATAGATGTACGCTCCCCACACTGTAACGATCTACAACATCGTGCAGGAGATCGACCCGACAACTCTTGATGAGGTCGAGAAAGTCTATACCACGATCCTGCGCGGTGTGATGCTCCAAGCGTCTAAAGGCGTGAACGTGCGCGAAAGCGGCCTTGAAGGTGCTGACGCTGTAAATCTGTATATCCCGTTCTCCGTGGAAGCGGTGGACGGGGTAACAGGTAAGCCGAAAACCTATATCGGCCCGCAATCGTTTTTCAAAGCGGCGGACAAGTCTAACCTATGGACGCTCTCATACAAGGGTAACGGTGGCATGACGTGCTTTGTAAAGGGCGAGTTTGTGTCGGACAACATGACTGTCGTTCTGAGCCACGATGACTGCTACAACCTCACCAAAGTTGACATGATGGACTACGGAAGCCCGGATATGCAGCATTTTGAGTGCGGTGGTAAATAACATGGTACTGAAATTTACCGTTGACACTTCCGGCATGGATGCGGTGAAAGAAGCCGCTGCAAGGGCTTGTACAAAGGCAGAACACGAAGTTGCGGTACAGGTGGAGACAGACACGCGTCCATTTGTGCCGTCCTCTGGGGCTGCCGCAGGGCTTATGAACAGGACGAGAGTTATCGGAAACAGCATTGTATATCCTGGGCCTTATGCCCGATACCTCTATAACGGTAAGCTGATGGTAGACCCTGAAACCGGCAGCTCTTGGGTGCGAAAAGGCGAGCACAAGGTAACGACAGATCGGAATTTGGTGTTCAGGACGGATGTCAATCCACAAGCACAATCGCATTGGTTTGAAGCATCTAAGGCGCAAAACCTTGATAAGTGGGTGCGCGTAGCAGATAAGGCGGTGAAGAAATTTGGAACAGGTTAAAAAGACGGTTTCGGCGGCGGAGGAAGATCAGGTCTCCCGCAAGCTGCTTGCGTGGTTAAACACGTTCCCGGATAAGCCGGTTGATTTGATTCGATTCGAATTTCTTCCCGCTGATACTCCGGCAATGGCGCTGTCTACGATTCAGGCGGCGTATATCGTCAAGAAATACATTCTCAGCGGGTATCAGGCGGAATACCAATTCAAGGTCATTTACCGCATGAAACCGGGGAATAGCAACGACAAACGGCTCAAGGCTGACGAGCTGCTCAATGCTTTGGGCGATTGGGCGGCAAACGAAACACCGCCTGACATTGGCGACGGCCGGCGCGTCATTCGCATTGAGCCGACAACGCGATCCTCTCTTTTCGCCGTGTATGAAAACGGTGACGAGGATCATCAAATCCTTATGAAGATGAACTACGAGGTGATTAAAAATGGCTGATATGACCTTTAACACCACGGCGGGGCAGACCGTAGACCGCGAACTTCTGATCGCGTACCTCAACACGGGCGAAACCGGGACCCCCACGTGGTCGCCCCTCGGTACGCGCGTCACGGATTCCAGCATGGAATACGACTGGCAGGAAGATTCCTCGAAGGATATCCTTGGCACGACGCGCACGACCATGAAGAAACCCATCATCACGCAGACCTTTGACCCGTCTGATCTGGACGCTGGGGATCCCGCCATCGTCAAGGTTTGGAATCTCGCGGTTAAGGAGCAGAACGCGGCGGCGCTGGCGAATCAGGATGTGCTGATTGTCCACGCTTATGCAGGCACGGCAAAGACCGCAGTATTTGCGGAACGCTATTCGTCCTGCATGGTCAAACCCTCTTCCCTCGGCGGCGAGGGTGGCGGCTTTATCGGTATGCCTATCGACGTGACGCTTGGCGGCGCGCGCACGGTCGGCACTGCCGCTATCTCCGGCAGCACGGTTACTTTTACCGAGGGCGAATAACAAATAGAGGGCTGGCGTCTGTCAGCCCTCATTTTGGAGGAATATATGGAACTCACTTTTGATTCCGGTGTAAAGGAATATACCATTCGCGGCGTGAACGGCATCGTGACGGTGTACTTCAACCCTGCGGATGTTAACTTTGCAAAGAAAGCATATAAAACCTTTGATGACCTGCGCAAGAAGCAGGAGACCCGTGCAAAGACGCTTGAAAAAGATATCCCCGATGATGAGCTTTTCGACATGGTTGATTCTCTTGACAAGGAAATGCGCAGCATCATCAATGACTTGTTCGGGCAAGACATTGCTGATACGCTTTTTGGCAGCGTCAATGCCTATTCCGCGGCCAACGGTGCGCCGGTTTGGCAGAACTTTATGACCGCCATCATCGAACAGTTTGATGAGGCAGTAAAGCGCGAACAGGCGCTTGCCGATGAGAAAATCCGCAAGTATACGCAGAAATACCGTAAATGATGTACGATCTTCCAACGTCGCTGAACGTCTGCGGCGTTGACTATGAAATCCGCTCAGACTATCGCGCGTCACTGGACGTGCTGGCGGTATTTGCTGCGGCCGATCTGACCAACGAGCAGAAAGCGCTTGCGGCTCTGGATATCTTTTATCCGGACTTCTTAAAAATGCCGGATGAGCACATTCCAGAAGCCGTGAAACAAATGACGTGGTTTCTCGACTGCGGGGATGAGGGCGATAATCGCAAGCGGCCTAAGTTGATGGACTGGGAGCAAGACTTTCAATACATCGTGGCCCCCATCAATCGTGTTGTGGGGCAAGAGGTCCGCGCAATGCCTTATTTCCATTGGTGGTCATTCGTCTCGGCGTACTACGAAATCGGGGATTGTTTGTTTGCAAACATCGTTCGAATTCGCAACCTGAAAGCAAAAGGAAAAACGCTCGACAAGTCGGATCGAGAATTTTACCGAGAAAACAGGCGGCTTGTAGATATAAAGAAGCCGATGACAGAAGAAGAAAACGACACAATCAATGCGTGGTTGGGCAAAAAAACGCCCGACGCAAAATAGCATCGGGCGAAGATGGTTACTTATTTGCAATGAATTCAATTTCGTTTCCAGACCAAAAGTCGGGAGTAAAGCGGATTTCAATTTCTTCCCAGTCTTTGGGGACTTCGTATCCGACAACACCGGTCATTTTCTTGCCGGCAGCAACGGCTCCATCTAACTGGGGTTTATCGGTTGCGATGGTGGCCGAAATGCTCAGATTTGTCGAGTAGTCATCAACATAGGCGTTGAACGATGCGATAGAGCTAACGGCAATATCTTTATCCGACTGGTTATCAATGGAGAATTCACAAAGCAAAAACACATTGCCATCATCAGGGGTGTTGAACTGCGATCCATTGCTTTCGGTGCAGGAATCAAACTTTACACTGACCCCGTTTAGCTCGGCAGTTTCTCCAACGCTAAACGTTTGTTTCTCCGCGCTGGGATCATCGCCTATGTCGTTTAATGCGGCGGCGATCATGCAAATGCCGAAAATAGCAATGATAATCCCCAGCACTGGGTGGCGCTTTTTCTGCTTGGCTCCACACTGCGGGCAAGCGGTAGCGGATTTTGCGATAGATGCCCCGCATACCTTGCAAGTAGTCATCTTATCCATTTTTCAGTCCTCCTTGCCATTATTTATGGCTGCTTGGATGATATCACGCAAAAAACCAAAAAGCAAGAAGGTGATATTGTGGCTGACGGCGAAGTCGTATTTGAAGCGACTATTAGCGACAAAAAACTCCATCAGGAGTTGAACAAAGTAAAAAGCAATATCGAATCCTTACAAAAGGAGTTTAACAGGCTCGGCGACCAGAAAACGCCGATGGAAGACCGGCTGCGCAGCATCGGCGCAGAACTGGATGCGGCAAAACAGGAGCTTGCAGATATGCGTACAGCACCGAAAGGCACGTATGAAAAAATCGACGTGTCCGAGCAGGCCGAGCGCGTGCGAATGCTGCAAAGCGAATTTAACAAAACCGCAAATAACATTGATAAGCTCAACGAAAAGCTCAACAAAACCGGCGATAAGATTTCCGACGCGAAAACGCAGGCAGTCGAGCTAACGCAGCAGATCGAGGGCAGAGCCAAAGGCGCAGGGCTGCGTAATGCAACCGAAGCGGCGGCAGATTCTATGAAAGTATTTGGGCAGCGCTTAAAATCTGTTGTCCGCAGTGCCCTTGTTTTTACAGTTATTACCCAAGCATTAACAAAAGTGCGCGACTGGGTAAAGAACGTCGTAATGGTAAACTCCGATGCAAGAGAATCCATTGCGCAACTTAAAGGAGCGCTTTTGACGCTGGCGCAGCCTCTTGTAAGTGTAATTGTTCCCGCCTTTACACTGCTTGTAAAAGTTATCACGGCAGTAGTCTCGCAGATCACGCGCCTTGTGGCGCTTATCTCCGGCAAGAGCGTCAAGGCAACTGCTAACTCAGCAAAGGCGCTGAACAAGGAAACCAGTGCATTAAAGGGAACGGGCAGTGCCGCGAAGAAAGCGGCAAGTCAGCTTGCGGCGTTTGATGAGATCAACCAGATTTCCACCGATACCGCAAACGATGCGGGCGGCGGTGCATCCGCTGACGCAATCACTCCGGACTTTAGCTACATGGACGATATCAGCGACCGCCTAAAGAAAATCGCGGATGCGGTCATGCTCATTGCGGCAGGTTTAGCGCTGTGGAAAATCAGCAGCAGTTTGCCGGGTGTGCTTGGCACTATTCTGCAAAAGCTCGGCGGCATCCTCATCGCTGTTGGCGGATTGATTCTTCTGTGGGACGGCTTATCCGACGCATGGAATAACGGCGTCAACTGGGGGAATCTGCTCGAAATGCTTGCAGGCACAGCGGCGCTTGCGGGGGGGCTTGCAATCGCATTCGGCAAAGTTGGGGCGGGCATCGGCCTTGTAGTGGCTGGTGCAGCAATGATTATCACAGCGTTCAAGGACATATGTGATAACGGTGCAAATCTCCAAAATACGCTGCTACTGATTGCTGGCATTGTGGCAACGGGGTTGGGATTCTTCTTTCTGACCGGGAGTGTCATCCCACTTGTGATTGCAGGAATTGCTACGGTAGTTACCGCCGTTCTTGCGCTGACTGGCAATCTAACTGAGTTTGCAAGAAACCTTAAAGATAACATTCTTGGCGGCATTATCCAGTTTATCAAGGGAGCGTTCACTGGTGATTGGAATTCTGCATGGGATGGTGTCAAAAAGGTATTTAAAGGCATTTGGAACAGCATCGTCATTATTGCCGAAAGCGCGGTTAATGCCATTATCAAGGGCTTAAATTGGCTTATCAGCAAAATCAACACGATTAAGTTTACCGTCCCAAGCTGGGTTCCGGGTGTTGGCGGTAAAAGCATCGGAGGGCATCTTTCCTCGCTTTCCGAAGTACATCTTCCGCGTCTGGCGACCGGCGCAGTCATTCCCCCTAACAAGGAATTTCTTGCTGTACTGGGCGACCAGAAGAGCGGAACAAACATCGAAACGCCGCTTGCAACGATGGTCGAAGCATTTAAGCAGGCTATGGCGGAATCGGGCGGCGGTGCAACAACGGTCGTTATTCAGCTCGACGGTAAGGAAATCGCACGCAGCACCGTGAAGAACATTAACAACATGACGCGCGCAGCGGGTAAGCCCGTGCTGCTGTACTAAGGAGGGGCAATATGGAAGTCCTTATTATCAACGGCACGGACTACTCGTCCACAATCGCAACGAAAGGATACGGGTGGAGCAGAAACGATCTCGACAGCGACAAGACCACCCGTACCAAAGATGGCAAAATGCGGCGCGACAAGATCACCACCAAGCGGAAACTGAGTTATACAACGCGCTCCGTCAAGCGTGACGTGCTGGCAAAACTCGATGACGATCTGAATAAAACCACCTGCACCGTCCAATATCTCGACTTGCATGGCGTAAGAACCAGCACGTTTTACTGCTCGTCGATGGAATGCACGCTTGAGGAAGCGGCGGATGACAATGAGGTGTGGGGCGGCGCGACGTTTAATTTGATCGAGGTGTGATATGGGGCAGACAACAAGTGCGCTGTGGCGCGAGCTGCTCCACAAGCCCGGCACAGAACGAGAGTACAAATTCGACGTTGCGGGCACGGAATACGGCAAAGATGCGGAAGTGTCGCACTCTGCCGAATCTCAGTTGTTTGAAGAATTCGGCATCGGAAACGCCTGCTGCGCAACATTAAAACTGGCACTGTATGCGGACAACATACCGCGAGCCGCGACGATCAAGCGTTATCTCAGGCTTGTTAATGGAAGTCAGGCGACAGACTGGATCCCCAAAGGCGTGTTTTTTACCAACCGCCGGTCCTGCGATGGGGATTATTGGGAACTTGAAGCATACGACGCTATGAGAAAGGCTGACGTTGTGTGGGAGCCAGACCAGTCGCTTAACTTTCCGATGACTATGCCTGACGCTGTAAACATCTTTTGCCAGTTGATGGGCGTGGAACTGGACAGCCGCACAGTGCTCAACAGCTCGTATACCATCGACTATCCCGCAAATGATTACACCATCCGCAACGAGCTATGCTTTATCGCTGCGGCGCACGGTGGGAACTGGATTATTACCGATGCAGGGAAACTATTGCTTATTCCGTTGTTGTCTATGCCTACCGAGACAAACTATCTCATTACAGAAGCGGGCAGCGCTATTACGTTTGGAGGGGTGAGGATTCTTGTCTGATAAATATTACGTCGGCGGCGACATTACAAGCTTTTCCGACAATGGCAAGTATAAGCCTATTTCCCGTGTGACGTTGCTTGTGGACGACGAAAATAGCCTGACGGCGGGCGACGATACCGGAATGGAGGTCATTGCAAGTTGCCCTCACGCCACGCAGCCAATGGTAAATGCTTTACTGCAAACCATGAAAGGCTACCAGTATCAGGCGTACGAAGCAGGCGCAGCAAACATCGATCCAGCGGCAGAGCTGGGCGACGGCGTGACGGTTGGTGGCATTTATTCGCCGCTGTCTAAACTCTCTGATGATGGCCGCGGATATGCGGGCATTTCTTCCCCCGGAGAAGCGGAGATGGAAGACGAATATCCGGCTGAGGGGTACATCACACAGGAATTCAACCGTAAGATTGCCGAGACACGAACAACGATCACCAAGACCAGCGAGGAGATCATGCTCAAGGTCGAGGGCATCGACGGCAAGTACACTGAGGTCAAAACCACGCTGGACGGCCTGACGGTGACGGACGCGAGCGGCACGACCAAGATCAACGGCAGCAGCATCAAGACGGATAATCTGTACGTCGATGCGGCGAATATCAAGGGTACGCTGACAGCCGACCAAATCCAGACCGGCAGCATCCGCGTCGGCGATCTCAAGGACGGCTCGAATTATGCTACGAAGACCTACGTCGACAACAACGCGGGCCTGAACGCAAACGAGGTCAATAGTGCGATCGCAACGTACATCGACGGGACCTCTATCACAGCGCAAAAGTTACGAGGCCAGACGGTGGAACTCCTGGCAAACAGCAATACCAAAGTGGGCGAAATTTCGCTTGTGGAGACGAACGTTGACTACGGTGTCGGCATCAAAACCCTCTATGGCGGTATCAAGCTGGAATCGGCGACCAATGTATACCTAAAAGCCAGCGGCGCCTACGGTGGATTTATCACGCTGTCCAACAACATTGTGTCGCTCGGCGGCGGCGAGCTGTATATCGGTAGCCAGATGTACGGAAATATCTTACCGGCCGGTAACTGGGGGAAACTGTTTTTCCTTCGTCAGTGAGGTGACGCATGGCAAGTTTTAGTGTTAGCGTTACGGCGACGGGGTCAACGACAGCTGTCCTCAACGGCACGTTTTACGGAGACAGCTACCATAATCGAGCGCGTGCGATCTACGTGACCGGCATTCTGGGCTACGGGTATTACTTGACCTCGAACGAGGATTCCGGCGCGAACAACACGTTTACGGATTCGTTCGACGGACTTACCCCCGGCAAAACCTACGATTGGGAGGCAGTGCTCTGCTATTGGGACACCAACCTCAATCAATGGGTGGAGACCAGCTATTCCGACAGCGGATCGTTTACCACAGAGGGCGGCACTACGGGCGGCGCGGTGTACATCTACACGGATATGTGGCGAGCGTATACGCCGTACATCTACACGGACATGTGGAGACCCTACAACGCAGAAATCTACACCGACTCTTGGTGGGAGTCGGGATAAGGAGGAACTATGAAAAAGCAGGCAATGCAGATCCTTGACAGCGCATTTAATACGCTGTCTTTGGTGATGATCTCCGCGAACGACGCGGAGAAGATGGCAAAGGTCAAGGGAGAGCTGCGGCAGGCATATGCGATCCTCGAGCGGCTCGACCAGCAGGCGGCGCACGTACCCGCAGAGCCGCCCGCGAAAGCTGCCGAGACGGAAAGCGAGGTAACAGATGGCTGATAAAGCAATTTCCGACCTCACTCAAGCAACACAAATCACCAACGAAGATCTTTTTGTTTTGCAGCAGGGCGGCACAGCGAAAAAGCTCAAAGGCGCAACGCTGCTGGACTTCGTCACGCTGAGCGTTGTATCGGTCACGGTGACAACACTGCCCGCAGGAAGTTTGGCAACGGCGACCTACGATAAGTCGACTGGTACGCTGGCGCTTGGCATCCCGCAGGGCAGCAAGGGCGACACCGGTGCGACAGGTGCGACGGGTGCGACCGGTCCGCAGGGTAAACAAGGCATACAAGGTGAGACCGGTGCAACAGGCGCGACCGGCCCCCAAGGCCCCGCAGGCCCCGCAAACGTGCTGACCATCGGCTCGGTCACGTCCGGCAAGGTGGCGAGCGCGACCATTACCGGAGAAGCCCCAAATCAGGTGCTCAACCTTGTGCTCGAAAAGGGTGACAAGGGTGAAACCGGCGAAAAAGGTGCAACAGGCGACACCGGCCCACAGGGTGAACAGGGCATCCAAGGTCCGCAGGGCAGCCCCGGCACGGATGCTCCCACAATTACCGGTATTACCATCCGGCAGAGCGACTATCACCTTATCGTGACGCTGTCGAACGGCACGAGCTATGACGCGGGCTATTGCCGTGGTCAGGCGGGCGCGGGTACGGGCGATATGCTTGCAAGCGTCTACGACCCTAACAACAAGCACACGGACATCTTTGAGTACGTTGACAATGCCATCAAGGACGTCAAAGTAACTACCGACGCAACGCCTACGCAGGGCAGCACAAATCCCGTGCAGTCTGGCGGCGTGTACTCGGCGCTTGTCAACAAGCTGGATAAGACGGGCGACGGCAGCAACGTCACGGCGGCGTTCACAGCGGCGACAACGCGCGCCAACATCGCCACAGGCGAAAAGCTGTCTGTGCTGTTTGGCAAAATCGCCAAGTGGTTTTCAGACCTCGGCAGTCTGGCCTTTAAGAGTACGGTATCCAAATCTGACCTTGCGTCTGACGTGCAGACGAGTTTAGGTAAGGCTGACAGCGCTTTGCAGAGTGCGCCGGTCACAAGTGTCAACAGCAAGACAGGCGCGGTGAGCCTTGCAAAGGGAGATGTAGGCCTCGGCAATGTGGACAACGTCAAGCAGTACAGTAAGAACAATCCGCCACCGTATCCTGTCACGTCGGTCAATGGTAAGACGGGCGCGGTCACGGTCAGTGTTCCAACAGTTCCATCCACGACCAACATTCTCAAGGGCAACGGCAGCGGCGGCATCGTGGCAGCGACGCGCGGTAGCGACTACGCGACACCTCCCGTCGCACGCAAGGTAACGTTGACGGTGGCTGGCTGGAATAGCAGCACCAAGCAGCAGACCGTCACGTGTACCGGCGTTCTGGCTGATGTGACCAAGCAGGATATCCACCCCCGCCCCGTCGATACGAGCTATGATAACGCTTGGAAGACCTACGGTATCAAGTGCATCAAACAGGCAGCGAACAGCTTGACGTTCCAGTGCAATAAGATACCGACTTCTGCGGTGGACATTTACGTGACCATTACAAATCTGAACTTTTTGTCGTGAGGTAGAAACATGATCTATAACGAAGAAATTTACGGTGCACAGGGCGGAGCGCAGAAGTATAAAATAACAGACAACCGAGGCTGCGGTTTCCCGAACGAAGCTGCGGCGGGCGAATTCGTAATTGCTAAAGACACATCGAGGGCCCCGGACGTCAAAGGAGCAGTAAGTGGAAACTCTGTCCCGATATTAGATGTTAGCTACCTGAACACACGATCACTGAGTATAGAGGCATCGGATATTTCGACCCGTGCTGGTACATTAACCCGGTATTATTTTGTTATGCCCGCCGAGGATGTTATTGTCACTTAACCCCTCAGAAGCGGGTAACATGATTTTCAATCCGAATATGATGGTTGCGGCTGGCATCGAAACTAAAACTCTTTATTTCAGCGCATTTTATCAAACTTACCATCAGGAAGGAGTTCATTATGGCTCAGTTTATCAAAGTAAACGGTCAGGAAATCCCTGCTACCGTCATCAACAGATATCAGGGCGCCGACTGGGATGGTCGCAGCTCGCAGACGATCTACCTTGCAAAGACCTACGAAGAGATCAAGAAGCTGCTTTCGTCTAATACCCCGTGGAGCATTGTGCAGCGCGAGACGCAGGACGTGCTGGACGAGCAGGGCCAGCCCACGGGCGAGACCAAAGAGGTCGTCAACGAGTACGACAACAGCGAGTACAGCCTTGCTGGCGACATCACCGACCACCGCGACGGCACCGTCAGCATTAAGATGGGCAAGCCCACGGAATCCGAGCTTTCGGCGGCGACCGTAACGGCGCTGGTCGGTCAGAGCATCACGCCGCAGCGCGCGGCAAGGCTGCGACCGATGATCGAACAGGCCAGCGCGTCGCTCTCTGACGGCGAGGCGGCGAAGTCGCCCGAGCTGTTCCCGCGCTGGGCGGATCACATCGGCGAGACCGTCAAGCCCGGCGACCGCCGCAGTGATACGGACGAAAGCGGCGTGCTGCACGTCTACCGCGTCAACAAAGGTCAGGGCCACACCACGCAAGAGAACTGGCCGCCGCATTCCACCCCTGCCATGTGGACGATCATCGACGCCGAGCACGCGGGCACGCAGGACGACCCCATCCCGGCCGCGCGCGGTATGGAATACGAGTACGGCAAGTACTACCTCGACGGCGAGGACAGCAAGGTGTACCTCTGCGAGCGCACGGGCGAGCAGGCAGGCGGCAAGATCACGCTGCAATACCTGCCGCACGAGCTTGTCGGCAACTATTTCAAGGCGGTGTAATACGCCGCAGAAAGGGAGCGGGATATGGATAACGCAAAACACTACGATGACGCGGCAATCGCGCTGATTGAATCAAGGTGCAAGAGCAACACGCACCGCATCAACGAGCTTACAGAACATCAGGTGGCGCTTGACCGGCTTGTGACCTCGGTCGAGGTGCTGGCCACAAAACAAGAGACCGTGGAGGGCGACGTCAAGGAAATCAAGGAGGACGTGAAGACCATCACGGGCAAGGCGGGGAAGCGCTGGGACGGGCTGGTCGACAAGGCTCTCGCGGCACTGGCAGGCGCGTTTATCGCGTGGCTGCTGTCGGGGGTAGCCTTATGAAGAAGCTGAGAAAGCGGGATAAGTACGTCATCGCGGCAGTGCTCAACCTCTTCTGGTACTGCGTTGCGGTGCTCGTATTGACTGCGCATGACAAGGTAGTGCCGGACAGCCTGACCGTCGCGTGGTTCGCCGCGTGGACGGCGGAACTCGGCATGCTGGCAGGAATTAAAATTAAGGGAAAGGACGAATAATATGGAACTGATTCACAAGAGACTGGCGAACCTGATGAGCGTCAAGAGCATCGTGACGCTGGTGCTAACGGGAGTTTTCGCGTACATGGCCGTCACGGGCAACATCTCGCAGGACTTCATGACGATCTATGCGGTCATCATCGCGTTCTATTTCGGCACGCAGTCGCAGAAGAATCAGGACGCCATTGACAAGGGGGCGTAAGGCAATGGACATTCGCAAATATCCCGCGAACGCCGGGAACGTCGGCGGCAAGCGCACGGCGAGCGGTATCCGCTACATCGTGATCCACTACACCGGCAACGATGGCGACACGGCGGCGAATAACGCGAAGTACTACGCGGGCAACGTCGTGAAGACCAGCGCGCACTACTTCGTCGATGCAAACGAGATCGTGCAGAGCGTGGACGACCTGCGCATCGCGTGGGCGGTCGGCGGCAACAAGTATCCGAGCTGCGCGCAGACTGGCGGCGGGACGATGTACGGCAAGTGTAAGAACGCCAACAGCATCAGCATTGAACTGTGTGACGCGGTCAAGAACGGCGTATACGCGCCGGACGCGAAGACCGTCTCGCAGGCACTTGAGCTGACGAAAGCTCTGATGAAGAAGTACAACATCCCCGCGAGCAACGTCATCCGCCATTTCGACGTGACGGGCAAGCTGTGCCCCGCGTACTGGTCCGGCAAGGAGAACACGGGCAAGTGGGAAAAGGAATTCCACGGCAAGCTGACGGCGCCCGATTACCGCGCGCAGCTGCAAAAGCGCGCGGGGCTGACGGACGGCACGATGGATTACCTTGAAAAATATCAGTACGGCGATGACCTCATTAGAAAACTCGCCGTAATGAAGTAATTTGTTGGAGCGGTTAAAAAAATAAGGAAGGAGCACGGACGGCGAAAGCCCACGCGCAAGCGCCTCTGCAAGCCCTACACGGGCATGAACAGTCAGCACCGAGCGATCCGCGCGCAACTATCCTCTATGGCCCCGCGCAGGGCTATAGCATACATCCAATCTTATGACCTGCCGCCCGATGAGATGGCATGCCTCATCGAGTGTGACGTGCGAGGGCGTTCCCTCGTGCAGGTCGCCGCCCATCTCCACATGAGCGTGGACGGCCTCGCCAAACTCCGCCGCCGGGCTTACCGCAAGCTCGCCGACGGGCAGAAAGAAAGCACCGACTAATCAGTCGGTGCTTTCTTTTTTGCACTTTTTCACAGCAGCCCTTTTATATCCACACCCAGCGCATCGGCGATGGAGAGCAGATTGCGCGCGGTCAGGTTGCCCGCCTCCGCCTCCCCCAGCTCCACGCGCTGGATCTGGCGGATATTGACGCCGGACTTCTTGGCAAGCTCGGACTGAGTCATGTCTGCCATGCGGCGGGACCACTCAAGCTTAGTGATGGGGCGGTTGTGGCAGTCCCGCCCGTAGTTGACCAGAGGACAGGCGGTGCAGTCGCCGTCCGCCCGCTGGCAGTCGCTGTACTTTCTCCGCATCTTATCTCCTCCTCTTAGCAAATGACCTTTACGACCTCGGCGTCACGGATGATGAGCTCGCCGTCGTCCTCGCCGTACTCGGCCTCGTTGCCGCAAATGATCGCGACGTGATTGCCAAAATAATTGTTGGCGCCCAGGCGTTCAAGGCTACAGACGCAGATGCCGTCAAGCTCGACGCCGGTATCGTCGCCGTTGTCCCAGACGTGGGAGAGGTGCTCGATCGTGCCAAGTTCAAACTCCTGCTCCTGGACGCGCACGCCAACGAATTCGTAGTCCCAGCTGAGGTCCATCTCTTCGGCAATCTTCTTGATGTTCTTGATCATCTCGGCGTTCATCATCATTTTTGTTTCCTCCTGGGGTGTTCCCCTCTCTTGTTTACATGCTTATTATACGCTAATATTAGCGTATTGTCAAGAGAGAAATCAAAGATTTTTAAAAAAATATGAGGGCAGAACGCGGGCATTTTGCGGGCAATTTCCCACGGCAAAATCGCGGTACGATAGGGGCAACAAGAGGAGGTGTGCGGCGATGTACGACCGACTTTTAGCTTTGGGATTTACCGAGCAGATGGCAATGGACATTTTGACACTGTTTCCTGATCCTGACGAGCTGAAAACATACGTTTACTTCGCGGAGCTTTTCCATGCATAGTTATTTTAACCCCAATCCCGCGGGGCGCAACGTGTCGGACTGCACCGTGCGTGCGATCTGCAAGGCGACGGGGAAGGACTGGGGCGAGGTCTATTTGTCGCTGTGCATACAGGGATATTTGGACGGGGATTTGCCCAATGCAAATACCTGTTGGGGCGCGTATCTGCGGTCTTTGGGCTACCGTCGCTATATCATACCAGACACCTGCCCCGACTGCTACACGGTTGGTAAGTTTGCCGACGAGCACCCGCGCGGGACTTATATCCTCGCCCTCTCCGGCCATGTAGTGTGCGTTCAGGACGGGACGATCTATGACAGCTGGAACAGCGAGAACGAAATCCCGCTTTATTACTGGGTCAAAGAAACGGAGGAATGAACATGGCATATCCCTATTTCAATCCCTATTATCCGCAGCCGATGCCGGACAACCTCATGCAGATGCGGCAGCAACAGATGATGCAGCCCATGCAACAGCCTATGTCGCAGCCAGTGCAGCAGAACCCCATCGCGCAGGGCGGCGTGCAATGGGTCAATGGCGAGCAGGAGGCAAGGGGCTATCTGATCGCGCCCAACTCTGCCGTTGCTCTGTGGGATTCCAGCGCGCCGACGGTGTACCTCAAACAGTCCGACGCAAGCGGCAAGCCGACGCTCAAGATTTATGACCTCGTAGAACGCGCAGAAACGCCCCGTACAGCGTCGCAGGGAAAGGGCGTGGAATTTGTCACCCGAAAAGAGTTTGACGCTCTGGCAGCGCTTGTGGGCGAAATAAAGGGCAAGAAAAAGCGCAAGGTTGAGGAGGACGAGGACGATGAGTAATCCGTTCATGGCCGCGCTGGGCGGCGGAAACGGCTTCATGCAAATGATGCAGCAGTTCCAGCAATTCAAGGCAAATTTTCATGGCGACCCCAAAGCGGAGGTCGAAAAGCTCTTGCAAAGCGGCAAACTCTCGCAGGCGCAGTTAAACCAGCTACAGCAGATGGCAAAGCAATTCCAAAGTCTGATGCAATAATTAAATATTTATAGCGTTTTCTTTAATTCTTTATCGTGGCCACGATTTAGATAAAACTGACTTTAATTCAAAGGAGTGATACTATGTCTCTTTCTGACGGCGGCGTTCAGGCAACTATGCCTGTTGCGCCAACCGGCATGATGAACAGCGGCTTTGGCGGCTTCGGCGGCGATGGCGCGTGGTGGATCATCATTCTTTTCCTGTTTGTTTTCTGCGGCTGGGGAAACAACGGCTGGGGCGGTAACGGCAACGGCGGCGTGGTCGACGGCTATGTGCTGACCTCTGACTTCGCCAATGTCGAGCGCAAGATCGACAGTGTAAACGACGGCCTTTGCAACGGGTTTTACCAGCAGGCGCAGCTTGCCAACGGCACCAATATGGCGATGGCAAACGGCTTTGCACAGGCCGAGCTGTCCCGTAGTAACCAGCAGGCGGCGCTGATGCAGCAGCTCAACGCCATGCAGATGCAGGCCGCGAATTGCTGCTGCGAGAACCGTGCCGCGATCGCGCAGGTGCGCTACGACATGGCGGCGCAGGCGTGCGACACGCGCAATACCGTACAGAACGCGACCCGCGACATCATCGACAACGCCAACAGCAATAGCCGCGCGATCCTCGATTTCCTGACGCAGAGCAAACTGGCTGACCTCCAGAGCGAGAATCAGGGCTTGAAACTGGCGGCGTCTCAGGCGGCGCAGAACAGCTATCTGGTCTCGCAGCTGCGTCCCTCTCCCATTCCGGCTTACACGGTGCAGAATCCCTATTGCTGCAACCAGTTTGCCGGTTGCGGCTGCTGACAACTGAATAGCATAGCTTTTTCCCCATGTGGGGAGAATGGTCGGCCCCGTGCCGATACTACAACAACGCGGCGGGGCAATAGCTCCGCCGCTGTATTTTAACCGGGTCGAAATCGACCCCTTTAGGAAGGAATGATTTTGTGAAAACGGTTGACGAACTCAAGCAGGAATTTGTCGATCACATTGCAACTCTGGACAAGAGTAAAATGAGCATGTACGAGCTTAGCAATTATGCCGATCTTTTACGTAAAGCGGACGAATTATTTGCACCCAGCTACGCGGAAATGGTCGCAAATGGTGCGTTTGCCCCTTTTGGGGCAAATCAGAGAAAGGAGTGATACCAGTATGGCTGAGTTTAGTAATTCTAGCATTGCTTTGGTCCCTGCCGGGCAGAACGTCCCACTGACCGAAACGGCGGTCAATAGCAAGCCCTGTATCGTGCATCGTCAGGGCGCAGGCGTTGTCACGCTTCGCGGCCTCACCAATCAAAATCGCGCCCTGTTTAGGGTCTCCTATGGCGGCAACATCGCTATTCCCACTGGAGGCACGGTCGAGGCCATCACGGCGGCGCTTGCCATCAACGGAGAGCCGTTGACCAGCGCAACGGCGACCGTCACGCCTGCGGCGGTAGAAAACTACTTTAACATTTATGTTTCCGCACAGGTCTGCGTCCCGAAAGGCTGCTGCCTGACGGTCGCAATGGAAAACACCAGCAATCAGGCCGTCAACTTCGCCAACTCGAACCTGACGGTTGAGAGAATCGCGTGAAAGGAGAATGGACATGAGCAAGAAAGCAATGTATGATCTGCGTAATATGCTGTGCGACGAACTCGACGAGCTGGCCCGTAAGGGCGAGCTTGGCGCGGGCGACCTTGAGATCGCGAACAAGCTGACCGACACCATCAAGAACATCGATAAGATCGAGATGTTGGAGGACGATGGCTATTCCCGTGATGAAGACTATTCTCGCCGCTATTCCCGCGACGGAGACTGGCAGTCGGGTATGCGCGGCGCTTATGACCGTGATATGTCCAACGCGAGACGTGGCACGCATTATGTGCGCGGCCACTATTCCCGCGACGGCGGCATCGACAATATGAAACGCCAGTTGCAGGAAATGCTGGACAACGCCGACGATGACAGCATCCGCAGAGCCATCCAGCGTTGCATGGACACGATTGAGGGCTAAGGGGGGTGCACCCCTATGGTCGACGAGAATGAGGTCAAGCGCTGGATAGCTCGCCTTGAAACGGAGGAATCAAACTGGACAAACTATGAGCGCCTTGCCGTGCTGTATGCCATCCGTGATCAGCAAAGCGGCAGCAGAGAGAGGGCTTTGCCGATGGCATACTCCGCAGCGCCCGCGCCGGTCAACGTCGAAACATACGGCGACAGCGATTTTCTGCGGGCTGTGGCAGACGTCCCGCAGGACAAGGCGTGGGAGATCATGGACGAGCTGATGGACAGTTTGAAAATTGTAAACGAGCGCGTCTATAATAGCGTTATGCGGAAACTGGAAAAGTAAATTGCAGATGGAATTGCAGATGAGTTACAAAAAACCTTGCAATATCAATGCTTTTGCTGTTTCGGTTGCGGGTTCGACTCCCGCCGCCTCCACCAATGAAAAAACCTCGCAGTCTCAACGGCTGCGGGGTTTTTCTTGTATTTGCAAGGGTTTTCTGGCTCACCTGTTTACGTATTACTTGCGATATTTGCAAGGTATCTTTCGTTAAAACAGCGTTTTTGCAGATGAATTGCAGATGAAATTACAGATGAAATTCGGATTCAAAAAAGCCGTCAACGGCATCTGCCACTGCTACGGCTTTATCATCCATGGTGTGCTGATATACGTTTTTAAGCATATTGTTTGTAGAGTGCCCCATGCGCTCCATTGCGTATTTATCGGGAACATTGAGCCTGAGCATGACCGACGCATTTACATGGCGGAGGTCGTGGAAGCGGAACGGCTGAACTCCGCAGCGGACACACGCGCGTTGCAGATGCTTATACAGGACATTTCTGGTTGCATGGACAATATACTCATCTGTGTGCGGTGTTGCGTTAAACAGCCCCATAATATACAGCGGCACTTTTAGTCTACGATTGCCGCTATAGGTTTTTGGCTGCTTGAGCTGCGGTCCGTCCTCACCGTCTACCATTGCTTGCTTGATCGTCAGGATATCACCGTCAAGACAATCCCATGTTAGACCTCTGATCTCTGATGTGCGAAGACCGAGCCAAACGGCCAGCAGAAACGGCAATTCAAAATCCGTGCCTTTGCAATCCTCATGCAGGATTCTAATTTCTTCCATGGTAGGGATTTTAATTTTAGGCGCTTCCTTCTGCGGGAGTGATATGCGGAACACCTTATCGGGACATTCCTCCGACATTGCCGCCGTGAATAGGCCGTAAGCGTTGCGGACGTACTTCGGGGACTTTTCCCGTGCCATCTTATTTACGGCACGCTGCACGCGATCCTGCATCAACGCGGAGCACTTAACGCTCATCAGCTCCGGAAAAACCACCTTGCGGAGTTTTCTGTACCCGTTGACGGTGGAGGGGGAGAGTATCGCGTCCTTGCTGTCAATGTATCGGTCAATAGCGTCGCCGACCGTTCGCTCAGACGCACGAGCGGCAGACTTTGCGCCGGACTTCAATGCGGCAGCTTCATTCTCCGCCTGCCTTTTGGTAGGCGCTGTGACGGACACACGCTTTCCGTCTACCATGACGCTGACATTCCAGTTGCCAGACGGTAGTAGTTTTGCTTTTGGTATTTTCATTAAATCCCCCTCCAATCAATGTACAAGCACCACGCGGCCAGCAAGACGATAATGACAAACATTATAGCAATCACAATGTTTCGGATACGCACTCCGCGCCGCATGATCTCGATCATGTCCGCTTTCGCGTCAACATGGCGCTCCAGCTCATCATTCCGCGCTTGTAAAGTCTCCTCGGTCGGCGTCAAGTGCTCGGAAATGCCGAACACTTCATCAAGGGATATGCCAAGCACCTTGCAGATCGCAGCGACTGTGTAAACTGATGGGGCCTTAGATGCGCGGGAGAAAAAATTTTTTACTGTTTGCAACGGTAAGCCTGCCTTGTCGGCAATATCTTGATGCGTTAGTCTTAACAAGTCTTTTTGCTCCTGACATCGTTTCTGAATGTTCACTTAACATCATATCCTTTCAGTGCAAATGTTGCACTTTTTTGTAGCAATGAAATTTGTCGGAAGTTGTCAAATGGTCAAATCTAAGCCTTGAAAGTGCAGTGCTGGGTGTTGTACGGTGAAGACATGCAGCGGCGACCGCTTCCCGCTGGCTGCAAAAAGGCACTGCCGTTTGTTGCAGAGGGCGGCAGTGCCTTTACTTCGAGATATTGATGCTTGCACCGCTATGTGCAACAATCGACATATAGCCCCGTTGCAAAAATATTTGGAGGGACATAATTATGGACGAGCAAACGAGAAAAGCGGCAGAACTTTTTGCGAACCTGACGCCAGAGCAAAAAAATGTTATTCTTGCGATGGTTGATAACCTTCTATCACAGCAAGCACCGCGCTCTTCTGCTGCGGAGACAACCGATTAAACCCGGCAATAAGCTGCGCAAGCTGCGCATCCTCACCCTCGGTCTTCGGATCGGGGGCTTTTTTTGCGCTCTCGGCCTCGACCAGTTTTCGCACCGTCTCAATATCTTTTAAGCACTTTGCGGTTTCTTCCGGGGTTTTCCCCTCGTGCAGGAGGATGTCATCGGGGGAAACATTGAGGGTTAAGCACATTTGCACAGCAAGTTCTTTTGACGGCAAATTCAAATTTTTGCTTCTGCGTAAGTCAGTTATCCAACCGTTATTTTTCTTGAATTTTCTCGAAAATGCCGCTTCGCTTATATCCGCTTTTTCACAGTAATTTACAATTAAATTTACGCAGTTTGTATTAAGGCTTACACTATCTAATTTCTTAGGCATAATTACATATCCTTGTTTTGTGACAAAACCGTGAGGTCTTCGCAGTCCCACAGG